CCCTGCAACCTTCAAAGGTGTCATAGCTGTGTCGTCATTAGTTCCAGTGGTTCCTTGTGCTGACGTGCTTAGCTTCCCTATTCCCGATACTGTTTCACTCCAGGCTGGAGCTCCTGCAATCGCAACGGAGTTAACATAAGTAAAAACGTCAGCGGCTATAGCAGCGTTGCTTGCGCCAGTGCCCGTGGAAACTTCACCATATGTAGCGTATCTAGTAACACCCACTACAGTGGTAGTCGCTTGTTGGTCTCCACCTACTCTCCATGTACCGGTTCCCGTAGTTACATAAATAACGGAAGGAGAAGCGTTGCTGTCCTGCCACTCAGTACCTGGAGGGTAAATATCCTGCGAGGTAGGCGCACGACTGGCGTTTATAAACTGAGGCTGTGTGTATAGATCAATCCCAGTATATGAGAGGGGATTGCTTGAGCTAAATGGGCTAGACATAATGTCTCCTGGGTGGATGTTTTAAAGTGTAAGTTAAATCTTTGTTTTGTTTTGCACAAGGTAATTGTTGTAATAATTATTTAATTTCGCTACGTTGTAATAAAAGGAGTTAAACAATGAACAAATATGATAGAATAGGTTCGTGGTATTTGGCTGATAAGTTCGAAATAGAGCATCGACACCTAAGATACTCAATAAAAAAGGTGATGCCAGAGCTAATTAATAGCGATCTGGTTTTAGAGCCGAAAGACACTATTAAACGAAGGTCGGCACGCATTAAGCAATACCTGTTAACCATTGAACAATGGCTTCAAGTTCTTATGGTCATGCGCCCAACGGAAAAACATAGAAAACTTAACAAATTTATACAGAATCTTTGGGTTGAAAAGACCTTAAGAGATCTGAAATAGGGAAAAGAGTGTTAAATTTATTTACAAAACGTGCTTCCACTCTCTCCCCTTCTTTATTCCACAGATAATAGAATCACAAACACCAACCATTTATGCAACTTTCTTATAAGGAAATCCACCAGCTTTGATTAGATGATTCATTGCGGCACCATAGGAGGGCATCTTATCTTTCTTCCAGCGGTGGAAGCCATTAGAGCCTGACGTAGTGGGTCCTACAGCTCCTCTGCTGAATATATCAAACATCCATTGAGGAACATTTTCGTATTCGTACTGAGGCCCTGCTGCCTCCGGAAATTTCCCATGAAATTGTACTTGCATCTTTTGAGTTTTGGGGTCGTATCTAAAACCATTCACCTGACTACTGGGGAACTCGGCAGCAGGAAGGTCTGGTTCGCTTATTATATCGCCTCCCCCTCCCTGGCTCGCCTCTTCCTGAATAAATAGCAGAACATCATTAGCGATCGCAAACAATTCCGTTAGCTCTTCATCCGAAAACTCATCTTGAGATTCCATTATCATGGACATGAACTGTTGTACAAGATCGATTAATTCGTTCATCTTCTAAGTCCCGCTAAAGTTTGAGCTATTTGAGCTCCCATTTGCATAATTTGATCTCTATTTCCTCCACCGCCCTGCTGTTGCTGGCCCGGTTGTCCAGATCCTTCCATCCCTAAGCTCTTAGCTACCCAATCCAAGAATGAGATCCCTTCTTGCTGTTCGATCTTCCTTGCTAGACCCTGATAATAAGGTGATTGCATGGCCGCTTGAGCTGCCTGTGGTAAAGAAGCTCCTTCGGACATCTTCTTCTGTATAAACTGTAGAAGCTGTGGGAAATCGTCTTGCCCAATTTGCTGCTGTTGTTGTTCTTGCCCTTGCATCTGCTGGGCTTCTACGTCTTCAGCGATTGCTTGACCAGACAAAGGAGAGGGTTGTTGGGGCTGTCTGGGAGTAAGTTGGGTCTCATCTTGAGCTGGTCCGCCAATGCCGCTAAGTAACGCTCCTCCGACGGCTCCACCTGCTCCTCCAGCTAACGCGGCGACCCCAGTTGCAGCTCCTTTTAACATGTTTGAGCGCCCTTCATCTCTTCCTCTATCTTGCGCAGAAACTTTCTCGTCAGGACGCAAGGTTTGGGATTTAACTCCCTTTTTTAATCTTTCATTCTCTGCCTGTTCCGCTGGCTGTTTAAATCTACTTTTAAGAAATGATAAAGCAGCCGCACCGCCGATCCCACTTTTAGCAGCATTGGAAAAATAGGCCTTCAACTTAGGATTTATTTTAGAAAGTCCCTTTTGAGCTAGATCTTCGGGGACAAAGTCACTTAAAAATGGTAATATTTTATTCATCTATGGGATCTCCTTTAGTTCGGGTAATCCAGACATCGTATATAAAAAGGCATCTCCTGCAGTGGTATAAGGCCTTCTGTAGTTTTTCAGTTCCTCACCTTGCCTGGTGTTAAGCATGTCTTTATAATTATCTCTAATAAAATTAATAATATACTGATCATCTAGACCTCTCCTAGCGGCTTGCAACCCTATAGTAAACAAGCTCTGGTCAGGAGTAATATTCTTACCTATATCATTGGCTATTCTGGATTCTTTTTCTCTAGATCCAATCCCTTTTCCTCCATACCTAGGCTTTTCTTTCGATAAAATATTATTCATTTTTTTATCTAAAGGGAAAGCCAAATTACGAGCGTAATGCGTAGATAAGTCTTGCGTTGACTGTAAATTATCCGAGAATACTTCTAATCCATTAGCTTCAGCATATCCATCTCGAAGGCTTTTAAGTCGATCTCTATTGTTACTTGGGCTTGCTCCTATCCACGATTCAGCTCCCATATCTCTAAGATTTTGAGCATCTTTCGCTAATCTAAATCCTAACTGTTTGTATTTGGATAATACTTGGTCCGGATTAGCCCCCTCCGCCACTTCTGCTCGAGCTCTATTAATCATATTATCTTGAAGACTCTCAGGAAGATCATCTAAAATACTTTCTTTCTGTAATATTTTACTCCATTCAATGGGCAGATCTTTTTTTATCTTGTCTTGCTTTTTTTGAAATGCTACGTCTCCTTCAAGACGTTTTTTATCTTGTTTATCCACGAAGACTTCTGCTTTATCGGGATTAGAAAATCTTTTATTTAATACCAATCTAGCAATTTGCGCATTTCTCTGAGGTATGCTTATCGGCTCTAAAAAAGAAGCCCCTCTAAGATCTTGACCTTGCGGTATTTCTCCAGGTATTTCCCCTTGCATCCCCTTACCACCTTGAGAGGTTGTGGGTACTGTAGTTCTTGTCCCTACCTGAGAAGATGGATTTCTATCCGTTGATATATTGTTTCTTGGGGAGTCTGTTACAGACCCTCTTGGAGAATACTCCGGAGAAGGGTCTTCTCCGAGTCCAGCTTCATCTATAGACGCCTTCCTTTCTTGCTGTTCTTGTAAAAAAGGAATTAAAGATGCGGCTTCTTGCGGGGAGTATCCACCTCTTACTAATTTAGACATGCTTTGAATAGGATCTAAGGATTTATCTCCTTTTTGAAGCCCTTCTAAGGCGCTAGACAAACGATAATTCTTTACCTCTTTAGGGATCTGTTCGGACAAGCCTTGCCCAACTCCCTTCCCTATTCTTCCAAATATGTTTCCAGAAAATGGATCATTAATTATTTTCACCATGGTTACCTCTGCCCAAATTGTGGAGCGTTATAGTGATTCCAAGCTTCAGGTTGTTTGTACCCTGCTAGATTCTGTGGTCTAGGCGGAGCCACAGGCGCTGCATTAGGAGCCTGCTTGTTCTGACCAAACAAACCAGATAGAGCCGAAATCCTACCCCCTACATTTCCACTCATTCCAGAGGCAATGCCTTGCGCAATACCTGGCAGCTGATCTAAGAATCCGCCCTGTCCTTGAGTATATAAGTTCTCTACTGTTGGTTGAAGCCCTTGTTGCCCTATGCCAGCAAGCCCAGCGGCTCCCTGCTGCCTTAGTTGAGCACGGATAGCCCCAAGTCTCTCTGAAAGATCGGTTCCTGCATTCACTGCTGCGTTCCTAAATCCTGAGCTAGATAGACCACCAGAACCCATACCTGCGAACTGCTCACTTAGACCAGGTATAATGTCCTGGTTAAACTGCCTCATCTCAGGTGCTGCCATTTGGTCAAAAGTGTCTCCACCCCCACCAAGCAAGCTCCTATAATAGTCAGCTGCTCCGCCGAATGCTCCACCTGCTCCAGATCCCATACCAGCATTTTGCAGCTGAGATTGTAACCCTTGTTGTCCAGGAGCTAACCTGCTTTGCTGGCTAAAGCTTCCTTGTCTGCCGGTCCAGAAATTTCCTGTTCCTGTGCTCATAAATACTCCTATATTTCTTGTATGTAGCTAATTACTGCGACACAACGAGTCCATTCAGCGGCTACGGTTATAATTACATTTGTTGCGTTCATGCTTAAGGTGTCTGCACTATTTGGTATGGGCTCCGCAACAAGTGTACTCGAATTGGTAGCACTTGCATACAAACCTAGCAAGGTAAAATTTGAATCGAAGGTTATTCCATGAGCAAAATTGTTAGCTCCAATGGAAAGAGGACCGCAATCTATCACCTTTTTTAGCACGCTTCTAAATTCTTGCGGCTGATTTGCTCCTGGGATAAATTGCTCCCCACTTAAATACTCTTCGTCTAAAAGCCAACCAATTGATCGCACATTGACCGCATCGGCAATCTTTTTTAACTGCTCAACCAAAACAGGGTTCGTCTCTTCCCAATTATCAGGTAGGGTATCAGATACTGTTAGGTAAGATTCAAACTCTTGGCTAGTAGTGCTCACGACATTCTCTCAAGTTCTAAGGTCCAATAGAGGTTAGAGAGGGTACTAGATCCCGAACTATTTAAAATCTGAAGAATGTTTCCTGAGCTGGTAATTTCTAGTTTAAAAGTAGCAGTACTCCCACTGGTAGTAGTTCCAATAAAGCTAAAAACGGCTCCCGTCCAAAAAATCGTGGCTGAAACATATCTTAAAGCTACCGTATCAAAGGCAGAAAGCCTGCCTATAGCTCTATTAATTCCGGTGAAATCTAGTACATTCGTAGCAAGTCCCGCAACCAGCTCAATAGCAGCTGCTGTGGACTGTAAGTTAGTAATAGGAGTAGGCACGGCATTACTAATTCCTCTTGAGTATTGAATTACGCCTGCATTACTAGTATCTTTTGCATAAAGAACAGGGTTGGCGCCTGTAGTGGGATCGCTAGTTTGATCTGGAGTAGTCACTTTCTTGTGAAAGCCATTGCTCCCAGTATTATCACTGAATGCGTAGTGGTCTGTTCCAAAGCTAGCATCTAGTTGGATGTTGTTATTTAGCAGAGATAGCTGACTGCTGCTAAGTGTATCTGTGCTTTGTGGAATATTGGCAGTAAACGCGATAGGTACCTCCTTAAACGTGTTTCCACGTATTTTATGTTTAAAATAGTTTAGCTATTTATACTCTTTCAATAGCTTAGATTTCTCCCAGCAGGCCTCCGCCATATTATTTGAGAATCAATCTGCACCTTGCTTTCTTGGGCACTGCTATTCATTTGAGCATTCGACAGGGTCCACTCAATCGTAATGAAGTTTCCTCTAGCTGCACAGTAAACCCTTTGCCAGTACTTAGAACCCTCTATCCCGTTTAGCTTTACGGTAGGCACTACGCTATTAAAGAAAGAGTCTGGATTTCCTGTAGCTGGGACAACGTTTTCAGGAAGGGTGTTCACTGGGCTATTATTGTTGTAGTCCATGTATACATTCATAGTAATTTCCCCTTTGCTTGTGGAGGCTAGGAGAACGTCTACATATCCAAGCTGAATGTTTTGTCCGTCATCTAAGAAATTAAACTTCTTGCTTACAACGCTAAAGTTATCCCTGATCGCTATTACTCCTTTTCCAACGTAGGAAGCTGAAGAATCTGCTCGAGGAAGGTCGAATAACTGAGTTTGAGAATTATAGGTATAGATATAGAAAGTATCCTTGGAAGCTTTAACAATCCCAAATATTCCATCGTTCAAGCTGGTAGCGAAAGGAGTTCCTGCAGGGATGCCAGAGATCTCTATAACCTGTCCATCAGCTAGGTTATGATTTGGCGACGTTATTAGAGTAGCCGTCGGAGTAGCTCCAGTGATGGCCTGTATAAATAAGCTCATGTCATTCGTCACTTGAGAGTCTAAATACTCTATGAATCCTTGTTGGTTACCCGCAATTATAAGAGGGACAAGGGCAGGCCTATTTGACCAAGGATAGTTTTGGTTTTCCCATGATTTGGCGGGGTCAGTAGAGGGGAAATCCAACCAACGGGCAGACTTATCAGGTTGGAAGTTTCCAAAACATGTGAGAGAGTCTGTAAATATCGCCCATGATGCATTCTCGTAGTTGTATACCAGTCTTCTATTCGGGTAGACATCGGCGGTATCCTTGTCGGCATACGTCCAGTAAGCTAGCCTTTCCTGAAAATTCCTAATTCCGTGGACTCTTTTTGTTCCTGAGTCTGTATTGCTAAACTGAAATACTAAATCAGGGATCTTTATATCTATTCGGACGCTTTTAGTGCTGTCGCACTCTACAATCCCAAGTTGACCCACTCCTACTAAAGAAGTATCAAACTGGACCGCGCTAAAAGTAGACTCTGCTCCAAGTTCTGAATTAATCTTTTGGATTTGGAAGGGGGCTATACTCCTTCCTGTATACATGAGTTGCCAGGTGCTTCTCTCGCAATACACGACCAGATAGTCGCGGACGAATCCCACAGCAATAATAGATTGCGACGTAGGTATATCAAGAAAACCTCCTTGGCCTCTTATATCATCTCTCCAGGCATTTTCATTTACATCAGTTACTGTTGGAACGGCTTCGTCGGAGAAAGGGTTTCCAATAGCTGCCCATCGGATTCTATTTGAGAAAGAAGTAGATCCTCCAAGAGTTGCTCCCTCCAGAGTGTTGAACGTGACCATTCTTCCCCTGAATGGAAGCATAGCCAGACATTGTTGGAGTTTAGTCCCGACTGAATCAATTGTGGGAGCAAAATTGACCCAAGCTGTTCCATTCGTATATCGAATGGGATCTCCTGCGCTTCCTGAATCATTGGTTACCCAAAATATCTTTAGGTTGCCAGATCCAACCCAATAGTTAGTATTCCAAAAGAAATCTGAGTCTGTACCTGACCATGTAGTGCCAGATATAAACTCTTCCCATCCATTAGAGTATTTGTAAGCATATTTGGTATCAAAAGCAATGGTTGATTCATTATTTGTAGCATCTTGCTCTCTTCCACATAGCCCCATAGCAGGCAAAGCAGGAAAATAGTTTAAATTAGCTTCAGAGGGTATCCCTGTTCCAGGAATTGAGGAAAAATTAAGCGTGATAATGCCGGTAGCGTAGTTTATAGAGCCTGAGCTTATAGTAAATGGCCCCGAAATTAGGAACATAACACCGTCGGAGTTTGTATCCTGATACAGAGTTTCGTTACCAAGCCCTTTGTCTAAGTAGAACGAAACTGTTCCAGCCTCTATCTGTGCATTTGGTTCTGTAGCCCTATAAGTATCTAATAGATCGTTGCTATAGGTTGCGGTTCCGTCTGGGTTAGGCTCTGTTTCTGCAGTTAGTTTACGGCGTAATCGATCTAACAGGCTGAACCCTTGCTTGCGCTTAATTCGCTCTCTCCAAACGTAAGCATTCTGTAGAACAGGGTAAGCATCGTCCGGAAGGATAAAATCTTGTCTAGACTGTATAAGTCCTTGCTCCATCCCCTTGATATAAAGAGGTCTGTATCCGCTCATTAATACCACCCCTGCCCGTAGCCGTTGCTTCCGTTTTGCCCCTGTATCTCAGACGCGAAGAGGGTAACGTTTCTGCTCCCTATCTCTTCGGTGCCTTGACGCTCTAAAACTAGCCCTTCCTGACGCTTCATCCCCTCTTGTAATCCTGCAACTCCATCAAAATCTTGACGATCTCTGAGTATCTCCTGAGAGGCATAATAAGCAAGCAGCTTCCACCACTGATTTAGTATAGGATTGTCTGTGCTAAGGAGGAACTGGACAGGAGTTAAATACGTCTCAATCTCCACCTTATGCACCTTATCGGGAATGGGTCGAATGGTAAACTCATTGTTCCAGAACATCATACTGTATGGTCGTCCCGTTTGATACTGAGATACCCAAAGGGTAGCCGTCACAGCATTATCAGGCACTACTCCTGCGGTAGCAAAATTTATGGTAAACGCTCCAGTGACATAGTTAACCGAACCCACGTTAAGAACAGTAAGCAAACCTGGATTGCCTGTGTTTACATTATACATCCCGGGGACTGGCGGATTGGTAGTTTGGACTGGTACGGAGGTTACAGAGTTCGGGGTTTGCAACTGTAGATTCCCGTTGCCGTCATCAGCAATCGTAATAGCTGCACCATTTGTTGAGACAGTACCATAGACAACCTCTTTGCTTAAAAACGGGCCGGCAATAGTGAAACTAAGAGATTGATCTGTCCAGGTTCCACCGCTCGTATAGGCGGTATAAAGAGAGGAATCTATACCTAAAGAAAATGTATCAGCAGTGAGAACAGTTACCAAGAATGTAACACCGTTTACTTCTGTCATTCCTAGCACATTAGTTATATTAACATTATCCCCGGTGGAGAGACCATGGGCAACGCTTGTAACTACTGCTGGGTCGGCTGCTGTTATACCTGTGATGGTTCCGCTAGTGAGTCCTGAGGGTTGAAACTTAGTCGGCCATCTAGGCCACATGTTGTAAAACTGGTTCCTGTCCTTAAAGAAAGTCCCTTGAATGCCTTCTACATACATAGGAGCCCTAACACCTTGGTTGTAGTTAACATCCAAGGGATAACGGCCTATATTGGGTCTGGTATAAAAGGTATATACTGACCTCATTTGATCTAATTTTATTCCATATGGAAAATCTGTGCTGTACACATCATTTATGTACTGCGCAATGTCCGCAGCAGACAGCGACGACTCGCTAGAAGAAGCTGTGAGTCTTCTTACTTTTTGCTCTATTTGAGCGTAGGTGGATTGTGACGGGGCTACAACGGACATAAATTCTCCTATTTAGAATCCTACTGGTACGAACATATGCAAACCTGGTTCTACCTGGTCTGTATCTAGAGGCTGGCCATTAGTTCCGATTAGTCCGCTTCTCTTTTTCATCTTTTTCTTGGGATCGTTCACATCATCGACTAAACCTTTAGGAACATCGTAGGTTTCTCCGTGAAAGAATCTCCACATGGTAATAGGCTGTCCTGCCCACATACAGTATGGACGCTCTAGACGCTCCTCCCCACCATCTTTATGGAGGTACTGAGCTTTAACTATCTTATCGTCATCCTTCTTTTTCTTTTCCATTGTTGCTCTGTCTTTCTCAGCAAATCTCTTGAATCCAGTATCAGGAACTGAGTTACCAATCGTGTTGATGCAGCCGTGTTGTAAACCTGTTCTCTTGTGAATAATTACTTCTGTCATAAGGGCTCCTTAGTTACCTATAGATCCATCTACTGAATGGTAGCTGGCTGTAGTGGTGTTATATATATTCCTGCTTCCTGAGTATGTCAGAGTTGCAGGTTGGGCTTGGTACAAACTTGGCGTAACAAAAGCATCGAATTGATTCGAATCAATTGCTACGGAAAAACTTAAATTGTCAGCTGCTACGGCTGTTATTAGTCCTGTAAGTCCGTCTAGCTGAAAAATACCATAAGGAAACGGTATAGTAAAGGTTGCTAGCTGTCCTACTACGTAACTATTAGAGGTTGATACTGTCACAACCATAGGATTGGCATTAGTAATACCAGTAATAAGCAGGAAAGGTGGTGCTACCGGTGAAGGTGCGAGGAAAACGTTGGCGCTCATTTATGTTCCTACTTGTTATTAATAAAAGGGGGATTGCTCCCCCTAATCAGAAAAATTATATCCTGTCTATACTTCCAACTTGTAACTGATCCAGTTAATCTCGTCTAAACTGGCTCCTGCAGGACTATTTGCCCCGCCTGACGCGTAGAGGTAAGGAGTGAATTCTCCTGTTCTAAACGGTTGGAGAGAAAAATTATATCCAGTATACAAGCCAGTTGCTGGGTCATACTGAGTACTTGCTCCTGCAGGTGCTATCGTCGCGAACAATGCAGCTGTAGGAGATGCAGTTGTTAGAGGGAAAGCAAACGCAGTGAACGCAGTAGAGTTGATATCTACAGTTAACGTGTAGTTAGCTGCTGATACTGCTGTAACAGTTCCTGTAAGACCGTTGATCTCTATCATACCAAAAGAAGAAGGAACGCTAAAACGAATCTTCATACCAAGCGCATAATGAGAAGTTGGGTCTACAGAGAATCTTACTACAGCTGAGGCAGCCTGTGTGATCTCTGTAACATATAGGAAGCCTGGTTCTACTGCTGAGAACTTAGATACTCTACGTGTGAAACCTGCTGTTCCAGCTGTCAAACCTGAAGCTCTGATACCAGTTAAGGTATAAGCAGAACTTGAAGAGCTAGAGATCTGAACTAGCATTCCACCGTATTGAAGCATTCCTGTTGTATTGTAAATACGTAGAATGTCTCCATCAGCATAGGTGTTAGTCTGAGATACTACCGCAGGTGATGCATCTGAGATCGCTGTAATTGCGTTAGCATTCTGAGCTTCCACTACAGGGGCGGAGGTTACATAAGTAAACCCGTCTGATGCAGCAGTAGTAGCAAATGAATCAATAAGGATCGCACTTGATCCCGATTTTCTCCAACGAATTCCGCCATTAGCAGCAGACGCGCCAGCACCAAACTTGGAACCGTACCACTCACTAGCTACACATACAGTAGGGGAAGCCACTGCCATTTGCGTGATGTTAACTAATTTAACGTAGTCAGCTGAGCTAGGAAGATTTATTTTTACTCCTGCTCCTGTTGAGGTGAAAGAACCACCATCTAAAATTGTAAAGGCCATGATTTCTCCTTATAGTCTTTGGGTTACGTTCAAGCCAGAGATCCAGTTTTGGTTTGTAATTGCGCGAGCAATAGCAAACTTGGCATAAAGTTGGCTGTTCTGAGCAACTGACGAGACAACGTATGGAGGTCTATATCCAAGGATTGCAGAGTAGTTGTTCTGATCGATCTTAGCAGCTGCTTCTAGACCGTACATAGGTACTGTATATACTGTTTGTCCAGATGGCTGAGAAGCACCAGGAATCTTTGCAGCCTTAGAGGAAACAAAGAAACGGAATCTAGAAACTGAGCAATATTCCTCAGGTCTTAGGCCTTCTTGGCTTGGGTATGCGTTCTTTAGTAGAACACCCTGCACACTCTGTAGATCTGTAGTAATATCAGTACTTGCAAGAGCAATGAAAGAATCACGTGTTGGAGAAGTACCGAACTTATCCATAGCGTCAATTCCTTCTAGCATTGTACGTGCATCGTTCCCTAGAAGAATTCTTTCTACGTTATTGATATCGCTACGGCTGATCTCGGAAGGCTGTTGTCCGTTAAGTCCACCAACTGCGTTGATGTATGACACAGAAGAAGCATAAAGATCTCTCATAAGGAGATCTTCTTTTTCTCTTAGCCACTGACCAAGCAGAGCTGTGAATTTAGTTAGGACTTTGTCGTTTTCGTATAAAGTTATTTGTTCATTGATCACGACTGTCTTAGCGTAGATTTCCATTGTAGCATCGATATCAGAACGAACGACAACTTCTGGAGCTGGATCGATACCCGAACCGTCTAGCTGTCCGCCGTTTGTAGATAGTCTTTCATAACGAGACATACGAGTTGTTTTGCCGATATTAGCTTCGGCATAGTGCATATCACAGCCGAAGCTGTGGATAAGGTTGAACATGGGCGTAGACAATAGATCTTCACTAAATTGTAGTGGAAGCTCTGGGCTCATGTTATTGATATTAGTGATGCCAGTAGACATAATACTCACCTTTATAACAGTTAATTTCTCGAATGATGGC